TGGCGCTAATGACGTAGCAGGGAAAGGCATATTAGGATTTATTGGTTCTGCTGCTAAAGTATTAGAACCAGTATTAAAGCCAATTAAGTTTATTATGAGAACAGTACTTCGTCCATTCACTCAAATCTTATTGTCTGTAATTGATTTTGTTGTAGGATTCTATAAAGGATTTACGAGTGAGGCTGAAAATGAAACGTCAACATTTACAGATAAAGTGCTAGCAGGTGTTGAAGGTGGTTTCCTTGGTGTGATTAAAGGTATCACTGAAGCGTTTGATTTACTGTTTATTACATTGCCAGCTTGGTTACTCGAAAAGTTTGGTATGACCAATGCTGCAGAGATTCTAAGAGGCTTCTCGTTAACCGAACTTGTCGATCCAATATGGAATGGAATTAAAAACATTGTAAGTTTTGTTGGCGATAACTTTATGCTAATGAAAGATATTATTGTTGGATCTTTCACACTGGAAATAACAAGAATCGTAAATGGATTTAAAGCGGCGTTTGAAACAGTAGCTAACTTTATAAACAATCTTGGCGATGAGCTTTATCTTCTTATAGCAAAGAACTTAAGATTTAAGCTAGATCCGATAATAGTTAAAAATCCAATTACCGGAAATCCTTTGTTCACTATTCCAGGATTCGATGCTGGAGTTGGTACAGCGGAAACAATAGCTGCAGCTGAAGAAAGAATTACTAATCGCAATACAACAAGCGCAGCAAAGATTGAAGGCTTAAATAACGAAGTAGCAGAAATGATGAAAGCCCAGCAAGCAAGGCTTACTGAGCTTGGTAATGCTTTCCAAAGTCAAGTGTTAGTTGCACCGAATAATAGTCAGACAAATAATCAAACGAATAACGCTACTGTACTTAACTCTAATGGAATGCCAGCTACAATAGATGTAGCCGGCCCATTTTAATTAAGCAGCGTCATCGTTAATTAGCTTAGAGAAATATGACATAGTGTCATCATCATCGTTAGATGATATTTCTTCAGCTGTAGTCGATGGAGCAGCTTCTTTAAAGGAAGGTGCTGGAGTTTCTTCACCTAGACTAATTTCATCTTCAATCTTAGGTGCACCACCCATTACACCACCGCCAAGAACTGACTGTAGTTTAGCTTGAAGTTCATCATAAGTTTTATACTTAGTAGGATCTGTAAACTCACGAAGATCGTGCATTGAGTTATAAATCGTTTCTAACTCATCATCGTCCTGAGATAAAGGAGAAGGAGAAGCGAACTCTGACTTGTCATAGTTACGATAACCTTCAACATCACGGATCTTCAACTTAAAGTTAGCACCTTCCCAAAAATCAAATGGGTTAATTGGATCCTCATCAGCAAACTCTGGCTGCATAGAGTCCATAAGTTTGTCAAAGATTTTCTTACCATATTGATATAGGAATACTTTACCTTCATTCGCTGGATTACCAGGATCACTTACAACATAGATGTTAGACACGTAGTGTAAACGACGTTTCTGGTTACGAGCAGTTTGTTTATCTGACTCAATACCAGAGTTCCATAGGCGAGAATTAAGTTCGCCAACTGGATCGTTTTGTCCGATTGATGTAAGAGATTTTTCGATGTACCACTTACCTGTTGGGCCTTTAAAGCCATGATCCCAATAACGGTTCCAAGGTAAGTCTGAACCTTCCGAAGCTGGAAGGAAGCGAATAACAGCATAGCCATTATTCTGTTTGTCAACCGTAGGCTTCCATAGTCGATCATCAGTGTACTTGTTACTCTGAGTTTGTGAGCCAGTTGCTTCTGCAGCAGCTACGAGTTGATCGATTTTGCCACGGTTACGTTTTAGATTTGCAAAAGACATGTTTATTTTCTCCGTATGTCTGAAATGTTACTGTATTATTATAAGTTATATGCACTGAAATGTACACTATTATTTATTCAAAATACAAAGTATTTTGACGAGGCAAGAAATTTAATCTCATAGCCTCAGCTTCAATCTTCTCCTTAATAACAGGAGAGATGAATTTCTTTACATCTTCTGGATCGATGTTTGTTGCGTTGCAAGCTTCGACTACTGCGTCAATGTAGCCGAGCTTTTTTTCTACAACTTGTTTTTCTACAATCTTACTGAACTTTGACTTGTTCATGAATTCTGCTTCAATCATGCTTCCTCTTTTTCTGGGTCTAGTCCTGTGTAAGTATATCCTAGCTCTTGATAGAATACACCATACGAATATTTTTGATTACCGTCTTTATCATAAGCAGGAACAACACAACGATAGCGGATCTTATGTTGCTGATACTCGCCATAGAACATATCAGAATATTCACCAGTGGTCAAATATTTTTGTAGATTAGCAATATAAGCTTGAATATGCGCAACACGAGTCTCTGCGCCTTTTTCTTTTAAGCGTACAGATTTACGAGCTCCGGATAAAAGATCTTTTTGAGTTTTAATCCAGTCTTGTACTTTACGGAAATAAAACGGATCATCCTCTGGACGATTAAGAGCATTCGGATGGATGTTCTTAAACTGAGGGGGATTTTCTCTCATACGTTTTTCACGTGCTTTCGCCAGTCTTTCGGCTGCAGCAGCACGTTGTTCAGGTGTCATAGGTTTACGTTTCTTACGAATAGCCATTCGGTATCTCCTTCATCATATAATACTATTCTACCACAAACGTGAGAGAATGTACACTAAAAAGTTTAGTTAATATTCAAATGGTTATTCGTCTAAACGCAATAATTCTATTTCGCCGTTTTCATCTTTTTGCCAGCGAACTAAGTTATTGTCTACAAGATACATTATTGTTCGTTCAATAATAAGGTCTTGGCTGTTTTGAGTAATAGACTTTCCTATCATAAAAGCTACACCGCTAGCTGCCAACAACAAAGCCCACTGTATTGATAGAGTAGAAAGCACAAACATACAAGTCCTCTTATTCTAAATAATATTATTTATACTTTATTAAATACAATAGATGTGACGCTGTCAATACGAAAGCTTCGCCAATCTTTTTTCTGTAAGTCCCAAACCGCAAGAACTTCTTCATTCGCACGTTTTTCTGAAATGTATTCTTCTACATCAATTGTTTCAGGTAACTCTTCTTTCTGTAGAGTACAATACATTACACGATCAGTACCGTTAGCTTTAACAAAAATAACTGTAGCTTTTGATTTCTTAAGCTTAGCTGCGATCTCATCTCTTGTCATGTCTATTGCCATTAGTTTCTCCTTAGCCTAATCCTATTTTTTCCATTTCATCTAATGCGTCTTGTCTAATTGCTCTATAAATTATTCCACGACGGACTTCATTTGTTTTGTTCGCCATAACACTGTGCATAGTGTTACCATAAAAACATGCGAAGCCTCCAACCTCAACAGAAGGCTGAATGTAATTATCTCTAAAAAATTGTTGATGAGTTACTTTAGACTCATTCCATATTGAGGTGTCCCAAATATATTTATGAGTTCCAGGAACATAAGCAGTAGCTCCATTTTCTATAGTAAAATTGGTAAGTGGAATCATAAAAGTTAAACTTAGAATTCCTTGATTAAGATACTTTACCATTTGACAGTCAAGTTTTTGCGGCCAGAGGTAGGGCGCATCTAAATGAGGAGCAACACCTTTATCATGATTGAAATTAGACATAACATATTTATTTGTTTCTTGCCAGCCCCATTCTTTACCAGTAAAGACTTTATCACATATGCTAGCAATTACAGGAAGGATGCCATTACTAATAATCTGGTTATCTTCTGGCGTTTCCGCCCAGTGATGACACCAATCAACGTCAGTCAATAAACTATGTGTTTTTTCTAGTTCATCTACATCTTTGTGATTACACCATCCAAGATCTTTTACGTTACCTACCTTTGGTCTAAGTGTGCTACAAGTATAATTTAAAGACCTCATATCTTCTTTATTAAAAATATCCTTAAAAATTGTAAGACCATCTTTTTCTAAATCTTTGAGGAAATTCTCCAATTAGTTTCTCCTCATTTGTGCAGCATCAATAGCTGCTTGTTTGTTGTCCTTACGAACAGGCATTAGGTTTGATTTATGTGTGGTAACGATACCTGCGATTTCATCGCCAGTATACTTCACGGTATCTCGCTTTGTACCGTTACCACACACGACATCTGAGGTAGGAGGCGAGGCTCGA